AGAAGAAAGCAGACAGCGCGCAGTTTCTAAGCACGCCAAGACCAATCCACAGCTACAGTGCTGCTATCATGAATCAACAAGGTATCATTCGTGATCCAATTCGTGGTCCTATCTCATCTTCGGCATCACGCGAACCTTCTTCTCGTGTTGGTTGGGGCGTATCCACTCCAGGCAGACCAATCTACACCGGCGGCTATGACGATACTACTCTTCCAGCTTCTCTACAGCAAGCTAGTCCGCAAGGGCTACAAGTCGTTGCTCGCAGAGGTGGACACTCAATCGTTATGGACGACGGCGACATCATTGGCAGAGATCAACTCATAAGAATCAGGACAGCACTGGGCCATCAAATCATGATGAGCGATGATGGTCAAACGCTAATGATTCTTCACTCTAACGGACAGTCATACATTGAGTTAGGTAAAGAGGGTACGATTGACATGTACTCTACTAACTCTGTGAACATTAGAACACAAGGTGACCTGAACTTACACGCCGACCGAGATATTAATCTTCATGCTATGAATAATCTTAATATTCAGGCAAAACAGCTTCATACTAACTCCGAAGATAGCACTCTAATGCGGTCAGCCGGCAATTTTAGTATGTCGGCCACTAAAGATATCACTGGACTGGCCGCAGGTGCAGTAGCATTTGCTTCAGGCGGCGATGCGTCATTAGCAGCAGGTGGGCAAGCATATGTGAATGGTTCTAAGGTAAATCTTAATAGTGGTAAATCAAGTACTACTCCAGAAGCCGTACCAAATATACCGCTGGTTGCACAGACCGACACGCTGTATGATAAAGAAAAAGGCTTCATGGCTGCACCAGGTAAGCTGCTGTCAATCGTTTCTCGTGCACCTGCACACGCACCTTGGTCTAACGCAGGACAAGGTGTAGATGTTAAGACAAACCTAGACGCATCTGCTGCACTACCTGCAGCACCTTCTGCTTCAACTGCGGCTGCTACTGCTGCAGGAAGTGCTACAGGAGCAACGCCACCAGCTGTAGCAACAGTAGCATCAGCACCTAATAGTACTCCGGCAGCGTCTGCTGCATTGGACAAAGGTACTACAAGCGCAATGGTAGCAGCACAAGCAACATCGGCTGCTGCAGGACCACTCGCCGCCGCAACCAAACAAGGTTCAGCTATAGTCAAGACTGCAACCGGACCTATAGCTGCTATAGGAGCGTTCGCCCTAACACCGTCATCTCTTGCTCAAGGTGGAATATTGAAGCCGGGTGCAGACATACTTGTCAATGGCCTAGTACAACAAGGTGCTAACTTAGCAAAAGCAATGCCTCCTTCATTGTTTACTGGTATCGGAGGAGTAAGAAGTCTATCCAGTCTCACATCGAACATGACCGCCCAAGTAGGCGCAGTAGTCACTAACATGCAGAAAGCACAAACTGGTTTAGGCATGACTGGTGCATTGACAGGAAGCGAGGCACCGTCACAAGTAGCAGGATTAGTACAAGCTGCTGCAACTACTGGAATAGCGTCAACCACTGCTGCTATTCATCAAATCAGCGGTGTAGCAAGTAGTGTTACTGGTGCAATAAGTGCTGTTACTAGTGGTCCAGGCTTAACAAGTAGCTTAGGAGCAAAAGTAGGATCACTATCAGGCGGCGCTGCTGGAATCACCAATGCTGCGGCCGGAGCCGCCTCAGGCGCAGTCAATCAAATATCAGGCGCATTAGCAGCAATTGGTTCTGGTGTCGCAGCCGCAGGATTATCTGCATCGTTAGGTGGATTAGGTGGAATAGCTAGCGCATTGACCGCAATGGGTAAAATACCTAGCTTAGCCGGCCTGCTTGATCAAGCCAAAGGCGTCGCAGCATCAGCATTTGCCGCAATCAAGAACTCATTTGTTCCCTTTAAAGCAGGTGTACCGCAGAATCTTACTGCCATAGCACACAAAGCAGCATCTACGGCATCCGAACAGTCATCACAAACAAGTCAGGAAAGTAGTTCAGTGCTAAGTTCGGTGACTAGTGGAGTTAATCCGATGGCAAGAAGCAGTGCGATTGGAGGACTGAGTAGTGTGGCAGGCAAAGTCACTGGTATTAAGATCGGGGCTCTAACAACACTTGCGTCTGTTACGGGTTCGGTATCCGGAGCGGTAGCAGCAGTAAACAACTCTGTTGGTGGAATCACTGGATCAGTCACCTCAGCAGCATCTATAATTAGCGCAGCAACACGAGCAACTAACATCGCAACTGACTCTTTGGGCTCGGTAAGAACTACTATCGGTGGAGTAACTGGAATCTCAAGTGTGGCTTCAGGTAGTGTTAGTGGGTATGCATCATTGTCGTCTATTGCAGGCGGAAGTTCTTCTATTGGAAATCCACTAAATCCAACAGTAAGTGGGTTAAAGACCGCTATCGGTTCGATAAGTGCTATTTCTGGCGCCGGGGCAATGATCTCTAGCGGAAATCTCGGTGGACTATCTACTGCCGCCTCTTTTGTTCAGCAAGGTTCAGCCGCGTCAACCGCATCCTCTCTCGCATCAGGATTAAGTAACCTGCCAGGTGGTATCAATACTGTGTCATCCGTGATAAACAACGCACCAAATGCTATTAACCTAATTCCGGGCGCGGGCGCGCTTTCAGGCTTGATAAACAACGCAAGGTCAGCCGCGATGAGTGGTATAAGTTCGGCTGGTAGTTTAACTGGTAAATTAGGAAGTCTGACCTCAATAGCGTCATCAGGTCTATCTGTTGGCAGTATTGCTCAGCTACAGTCTTCAATCACTTCTCTATCATCGGGTCCAGGTGGAGTCAATCTTCCTACTGTAGGATTCAACACGACAGATAGAACTGCTATAACTTCACAGATCACTACCGTATTAAACGATCCTGGAATTCCAATCCCAAATCTTGTTGGATCTATTCCTGACACCGCAGTATCTTCTGCTCAGTCGTTGATTGACCAAGGTGACAAACTAGCATCTTTGGCTGATCAACTTTTGATGTATAATGAAAAGGCACAAGCAGCACTTGACGCATACATTACCGCCCAACAAACTTTGCCAACCGGAGACTCTCAAATCGAATCATTAAGCACAGCATATTATGATATAGTAAATGATCCTACTTATATTTCGCTAAAAAAGCAAGTAAATGGTAGTTTAGAGGCGACCAGTACTACTGTAACTGAAGCAGGAACAACGATAACCACACTCACTAATAATGCTCAAACACGTGTAACCACTACCACAAACTCATCTACTCAAACCTCTTCGTCTCTTGAGGTATTACAAGCATCAGTGGGAGCAAATAAGGCAGCGACTAGCCGTTCACTTTCAGGTACAACTGGTTCTGTAACAGGCATTGGCGCGGTTACTTAACAGTAACTTAGCATAAATATCAACATGGCACAGTATATAGGTTTCAGTACAATCAATGCAGGTCTACCAAAGACAACCAATGTACTTCCTGGACAAGACGGAGGAGTTGGTGGTATAGGTGGCCCTGGAGGCCAACAGCCTATCGTATTTGGCAAGAAGTTCCGTACAGTAGATCAGCAACTAGTATTACAAGATTTGATCAATGCTCTTAATATACCATATGGACAGAAAGTAGGACAACCACAGTACGGCACTAGTATTTGGAATTACGTCTTTGAACCTAATACTCTGGACGTACAGACTCAATTGCAGAACGAAGTAAGACGAGTCATCTCATTGGATCCTAGATTATCGGTTGGTTATGTAAATGTTTATCCACAAGAAAATGGCATTCTAATTGAAGTTCAAGTGGCAGTAGTACCTTTCAATCAAGCTACTGTATTGAACGTGTTTTTTAATCAACAAACTGGTATTGCAGCTATACAATAAGAAAACTGCTTTTTTGAGAATGATAAATATATCTAAATCAAAAGAGTATAAGTTATGCCAACCAACACGTCAAACACATCAAGTACGACAAACGTAGCAAGCTCTGCACCTACAAGCACACTTCAATCAGCGTTGTTTGGTGTAAATAACTGGCAAGCTCTCTACCAAACCTCGCAGCAAGCTGACTTTAGAAGCTATGACTTTGATACTCTGCGTAACAGCTTTGTAAACTATCTACAACTATACTACCCAGAAACATTTAACGATTATACCGAGTCATCCGAGTACATTGCCCTATTAGATGTCATGGCTTATATGGGCCAAGGTCTTGCCTTTCGCAATGATCTCAACTCTCGCGAGAACTTTCTTGCTACCGCCGAGCGCCGAGATTCCGTTGTAAAGCTTGCCAATCTCGTAAGCTATACTCCGCTACGTAACATTGCAGGACAGGGCTGGCTGAAGGTAACTAGCATATCAACTACACAAAATATCACTGATATCAACGGCACTAATCTAAGTAACATCCCTGTTTTATGGAATGATCCGGCTAACCCAAGTTGGTTAGAACAGATGAACACCATCTGGAATGCTGCTCTAGTTTCTTCACAACGCATCGGTCAACCAGGCAACATCTCAAACATCTTAGGTGTGACAACTAGTGAATATGCTATACAGATTCCTCCAACTTCTCTACCTATCGCACCTTTCACATCTACCATCGATGGCATGACGATGAACTTTGAACTATGCAGTGTAACTTCATTGAACGAAGACTATATCTATGAGATTCCGCCCGCGCCGTCAGGTAGATTCAACATGGTCTATCGCAATGACCAACTAGGTTTTGGTTCTCCTGCAACTGGGTTCTTCTTCTACTTCAAGCAAGGCACTCTACAGAACTATGACTTTACCCTGCAACAACAGGTGTCCAATCAAATCATTCCGATCGGTGCAATTCAAGGTGTAAACAATACTGACACTTGGTTGTATCAATTAAACGCTGACGGTACTACTCCACTTTGGACTCAAGTTCAAAGCATCTATGCAGACGCACATCAACAAACGGTAGCTTCAGGAAGAACTATCTTCTCGGTAAACTCAGGATATAACGATCAAGTCTCGTATGTGTTCGGTGATGGCATTTTCTCTCAGATTCCGCTTGGCTCGTACCGAGCATATGTTCGTGCAGGTAATGCTCTCACTTACACTATCAATCCTAGTGAGATGAACGGTATCGCTGTGTCGTTCACATACCTCACTGCTCAAGGTTCGTCGGAAACATTGACTATCGGATTGTCACTACAACAAACTGTTTCAACTGCTCAAGCCCGCGAGACTCTAGCTAACATCAAGCAGAATGCTCCTGCACAATACTATACACAGAATCGTATGGTCAACGGTGAAGACTACAGTAATTTCCCTTATACACAATACAATTCAATAGTCAAGTCAAAAGCAATAAACCGTGCATCAGTTGGTGTATCTAAGAATCTAGACCTTCTTGATCCAACTGGCAAATACTCAAGCACTAACTCATTTGGTAGTGACGGCGGCTTATATCAGACCGATGCGTCCGGTGTATTGGCATTGACTATAAACAATACAGGTGATATTCTATCCTTCTTCTCAAACTCTCTTGCGTCAGTGTTGTCATTGAATCGCGCTAATCAATACTATATTCAAAACTATCCCAGATACGCTGTCGTTGCTCCGCAACCAACAGATGACGATTTAGTATATTGGAACACAAGTGCAGTAGACACTGGTTCTGAAACAGGTTACTTCTATACTAAAAGCGGAAGCTTGATTAACCCTATATCTATCGGTACATTTGGAAGCACTACTGGCATTAATTATCTAACTACCGGGGCCATTTGTCAGTTTCAAGCCCCAACTGGATTCTACTTTGACAGTAACAACCGATTAGTTGCAGGTATTCCTGGGCCAAACAATAGCACTACTCTTTGGTCTACTATTCTTAATGTAGTAACTGATGGGTCAAATAATGGTCAAGGCACTTTCTCTAATGGGGTAGGCCCGGTAACTATTAATGGTTATGTACCAACTGGAGTTATTCTAACTCAGGTAATTCCAGTATTTGGAAACTCTATTCCTAATACTGTGATTCAAGAGTGCGTTCTAAGAATGGAATTGCAACAAGACTTTAGTTTAGTATTCGATAACGCCCTGCTTGTAAATCAAGATCGTTGGTCAGTCAGTACTTATGGTGACACCACCGCATTTGTTCAGTTCTTAAGCCAAGGTAACAATAGTTACATCATCACTTACAAATCACTAACATATTACTTTGGTTCAGTAGTAGATACTAGGTTTACCTTCGCTTCAGGAGAAGTCGTATACGATCCGTTCACGGGCAAGACAATCCAAGACTTCATTAACGTTCTTGGTATCAATAGCCAACCTATGTCTAACACTGCATTAGGACAAGACTACGTTGTAAACATCTTAGGACAGACTGTTCAAAGCGACGGTTATGTAAATGATTTCCAAGTGGAAGTCGCGGCGACTGATGTCAACGACAATCAACTTATTCTTAACCCGGACTTCTTTAATGAGGTCACTGGTTATGTAAACGGTGGAGCAAACATCGGAGTTTATGCCTTCTTTGAGATAGTTCAAGACCCGATCAATCTAACAAGACACTACCTGATTCCAACAACAGACGTGGTATATCAATATGCCAACACAACACAGATAGAACTTGTAAAGTATGATTATCCTCTTGGTCAACTATTCTATGCCTACACTGAGAATGTGTTCTACATCACAGTTCAAGACTACACTGTGACAACTCCTTCATACTCATTAGTGTCGCAGCCGCAATATGCTATGTTGCCTGGACGCCAAGGCTTATCATATCAATATAGGCATAACTCAAACAACACAAATAGAATTGATCCAACCACTACAAACATCATCGATCTCTACGTTGTCACACAAGCATATTACACAGCATACACTAACTGGGTAATAGATACTACCGGAACTATTCCAAAACCAACAATGCCGAATACTGCTGAGCTGGCACAAGAGTATGGAAAACTACAAGATTACAAAATGCTATCGGATTCCCTGATATTAAATAGTGTTGTATTCAAGCCGTTGTTTGGCCCAAATGCAAATCCGGCTTTACAAGGTACAATCAAAGTGGTTCCAACAAGCACTACAAATGCAAGCACAAGTGAGATTCGCAGCGCGGTTCTCACGGCAATGAATGACTATTTTAATATCAACAACTGGAACTTCGGTGACACATTCTACTTCTCACAACTAAGCGCTTACTTACACTCGACTTGCGGGGATCTAATTAGTTCTGCGGTATTGGTATCAAATGATCCAACTCAACCGTTTGGTACTCTATATCAAATACAAAGTTTGCCATATGAAATCTTTGTTAATGGGGCCACAGCAAACCAAATTCAAGTGATCGCAGCCAACACACCTGCCCAATTACAAATAGGATACTAACTTAGATGGCAACTATTCGTACTCTAACCTTTTTACCGGATATCTTTAAAACTCCGTCTAACTCTGAGTTTTTGACAGCAACGCTAGATCAACTAGTAAATCAGTCAAACACCTCTAACATTCAAGGATTCGTCGGTAGTAAATTTGGTTATGGTGTTAACGCAACTTCGGCATATGTAGTCGAGCCTACTGCTGCTCGAACTAACTATCAGTTAGACCCGGGTGTAGTGTTCACTGCTCCTGCTACTTCAGTAAATCCTCCTGCAGGTACTGCGGTCGACTTCATCAGCTATCCTGGAATGATTGATGCTCTCAAGATGCAAAATGGCATCACTGCTAATAACAGCCGCTTGTTCAAGAGTCAATTCTATTCTTGGGATTCTTTTACTGCTCTAGACAAGATAGTTAACTACTATGAATATTACTGGTTACCAAATGGTCCTCCTGCAGTAACTGTTGCGGCATCCAATATATATTTTAATGAGAATTATAATGTAACTGCGCTAGCTAATGGTTATGAAATCTCTCCAGTAGGCAAAAGCACTGGTAGTATTAACCCAACACTTACTTTTCTTAGAGGCGGATCCTACCAATTCATTGTAGACCAAACATCACAATTTTGGATTCAAACTGCTCCGGGTGTATCAGGGTATTCACCTGTTCAACCTAATGTTTCAACCAGAGAAGTATACGGTGTAAACAACAATGGTGCAGAACAAGGTGTAGTAACATTTGACGTTCCTGCTGCGAACGCACAGGATCAATACGTTTTCCCTAGTAGCACTACAGTTGATGTGATCAGTACGCTACCTTTTGATCAAGTTAACGGAGCCCTACTCAACACATATACTGATCCGGCAACCGGAATAACTTATCCTGGCTTGAACGACATTGACGGCGTTACTGCTCTTGACGGATTGACAGTAATGTTTTACAACGACGGTATTCCAAATGAAGTTGGATTCACTTCGGAGTACTTTGACGAGACCGAGTATGATACAAACAATGATGTTCTTGTTGCCCCTATTACGCTGACTGCGACTAGTTGCTATACGCCAGGCCTGGCTACACTGACAGTGGGTTCAACTACTAGATTAGTTGGAACATACGACCAGGACACCCCTACAGCGCAAACGTTTGACCAAGATACTCCTGAAATAATCCTGTATGACGAAAACGTGAATTACCTAACTCTCTCATCAGGAAGTACAGCATCACTGCGTATTAACGATCCTGTCAGGTTCTTTGACCCAGTAATCGGTGGAGTAACCGCAGGAGTAACATACTACGTCATTAAGATTATAAATGACTATGACTTTGTTATTTCTGAGACAGTTGGCGGACCTTCAATCACATTAACAGACGCCAGCGGATCAATGGATCTGGTTATTAACGGGCTGCCGTCGGAAATCACTGTATCTACCACTACTACTGGTTTAGTAGCAGGTCAAACAGTAACATTTGACACACCAGTTTTTGGTGGAATCACTGCTGGTCAAGTATACTATGTCTACAGCATTCCTACAACATCTACCTTCGTTATCGCAGAGACGCTGAATGCAACTTCACCATTAACACTACTTTCTGGTTCTGGCACGATGACAGTAAATGTCAATCAAGGTCTGTTGGAAGAAGGGTTCTACTCACATATATCAGCAAACTTCTACACTATTCAATATGTAGTAGGTGAAACCAATACAGTGATTCGTCTAGTACCTACTGGTTCTATTCCAATCAACACAAATATCATTCCTCTTTACGGCATTGAATGGGCTAACAGACCATTCTATTGCACCCCTTCAGGAACAATTACTCTAGTACCAGTCATCACTGCACCACTCACTACTCTGTATTATCAAGATGGTTCGTCTGCTAACAGCTTGGGTGTAATCAACATCGTTGATAGCAATACTACAAACACGATTGACGTGGTTACAGATATCTTGGGTAAAAAAAGTTATACCTCACTGAACGGAGTTGTTTTCACTAATGGATTAAAGGTGTCATTCCAAGGTGATGTAGTGCCTGCAAGTTATCTGCAAGACGAGTATTACGTTGAAGGCGTAGGTACTGCGATTCAACTTATTCCAGTAAGTTCTCTATTTTGCCCAGAGTCATTCACTACTGGTACGTATATTCCGTTCGATTCTACTCCATATGATATGAGCAACTATGACATTGACTTGTACATTCCAACATACAAAGATTATATCACTATTGCGAGAAACTCTATAAACAAGAATGCTTGGTCAAGAAGCAATCGCTGGTTCCACATTGATGTAATCAACTCTACTGCGGTTTACAACAATGATCCTAGCATCGCAACGAAATATGCTACACAAGCGAACAAGGCTACTCGTCCTATTGTCGAGTTCTACCCCAATCTACAATTGTTTAACTCAGGTGCAATTGGTGGTGCGGCGATTGACTTCATTGATACACACAACACCGATGCTCTTTTAAATGTAGCGGGAGCTTATAACTACTATCCTGACACAGAAGCTTACAGCGGGTATGTCGCAAGCATCGCTCCGGTAACTGCTGCTACCACGACTACTATTACCGTAGCAGCATCAAGCGTCACTGGAGTGTTTCAGCCAGGAATGTATATCGGTGATTCGGCAAGTATTCTGCCAGTGAACTCACAAGTTGTTTCGGTTTCTGGAACAACAACCTTGACAATTGAAGTGTCTTGGGGATCTCCGAAAACCGTTATCACCGGAACAAACGTTGCTCTCTTTGGTACAGACAGCACGCTGGATGACTTTGCATTGTTTCCTGGATCAAGAGTTGTATTTGCTGCGGATTCAAATCCAGAAGTTGCAAACAAAATCTATGTTGCAAACTTCTCGACTATCACCCCAAACTCTGCTCCAGTGATCACGCTCACAGTAGCGGAAGACGGTGACGTTGTCCCTGCTGAAATGCTATCAGTAATCCGTGGCTACTACTATCAAGGTACTAGTTTCTTCTATACCGGTTCTGAATGGCTACAAGCACAACAGAAAGTTACTGTCAATCAGCCACCGCTATTCGATATCTTTGATTCAAACGGAGTATCTTTTGGAGACGCGAGCGTCTATCAAGGTACTTCATTCGCAGGTTGCAAGTTGTTCTCGTATGCGATTGGATCAGGCACGACTGACCCTATTTTAGGTTTCCCATTAAAATATTCTGGAATCACTGAGTTAGGCGACATCACATTTAACGTAAATCTAAACTCAGACACCTTTAACTATGTGAGCGGAACTTCTCCGGTCACCCAAAATGTAAACACCGGATATGTTTATAACTGCACGTCGGGTACTGACTACGTGAGACAACTGGGATGGCAGACCGCAATCGCTGACAGTGTTCAATATCAAATCTTCAGTTTTAACTTTGACATTGCCAATCCTTCTATTAGTTTACAATGCGATGTCGCTGCTGTCCCTGAACCTACAGGTGATCAACTGGGTTGGCCAAATGTGAAGGTATACTATAACAATGTATATCAAAATCCTACTGAATATGTAACTGTGATAGGAACAGACACTACCACTATCACGTTTACTGGGGCTCTACCTACAGAATCTACTGTGATTCAAATACTAGTATTGAGCAATCAAGTAAGTCAGGTTGCTTACTATGAGATTCCAACTAATCTAAATAACAACCCATTGAATGGCGTGTTAACTACTGTTAATGTCGGAGATATTCAGGGTCAATACAGAGACATCTTTATAAACGCGCCCAACACTACAGGCAATATATTCGGATCAAATAACTTCAGGGACTGCGGTGATCTTGTACCATACGGCACGGAGATCATTCAAAATTCTGCTTCTCTCGTGTTGCCAGGAACGTTCTTCCACAACAGCCAGTATAACATATTTGATTCATTGATGTATAACAGCCGCGAGTATATCAACTACAAGCAACTGCTAGTCAACACTGTCCAGAATACAGATTACGTTCAACGATACACCCCTTCACAGATTCTAAACATTGCGCTGACCCAGATTACTGCGGCTAAGAGCGAGATCAACTCGTTCTACTGGTCAGACATGGTGCCAGCCGGTGCGCCATACATCAGCAATACGTACACGTTTAATAATAGTCTTGATGTGTCAACTTATCCATTGAGCCAAGTATACAACTTTGATACTGCAAATTACAATGGTGTTTTGGTCTATGTGTTTAGCACCGTAGATGGGGTAGTCATTGAAAAGCAACTTACCAGCGGCGTAGACTACACTGTAAGCACCGAGTCCCCTTCGTTGACTATCACCTTAGATTTAAATAAAGGTGATCAAATAACTATCAACGAGTACAATCAAACATATGGATCGTATGTTCCTAACACTCCAACAAAGCTAGGGCTGTATCCTTCGTTCCATCCAGCAGTAGTATTAGATTCGGATTACACTATTCCAACATACTTCATTCTAGGTCATGACGGATCATACACTAAACTGTATGGTACATATAACGAAGAACTCGGAGTTCTAGTTGACTATCGTGACCAAGCACTGCTTGAGTTTGAATTAAGAATCTATAACAATCTCAAGTTAAGCACGACTGTTCCTATTGAAGAATATGAGATTGTTCCTGGATACTTTAGAAGTTCGGTATCGAC